TCGTGCCTTGTGTGAAGAACTAGGTGCTGATTACATAATCATCAATGGTTCAGATGAAGGTAGACATATTGATACCTTACGTACTACAATCAAAAACTTTGCGTCTACCGTATCGCTAGACGAGTCTAATACACATAAAGTCGTTATTATAGATGAGGCAGATTACATGAACGCTGATAGTGTTCAACCTGCATTACGTAATTTTATTGAAACGTTTTATAAGAATTGTAGATTTATATTTACTTGTAATTTCAGAAACAAAATTATACCTGCATTACATAGTCGTTGTACCGTTATTGATTTTCGTATCACAAATGGTCAAAAAGTCAAAACTGCTACTGCATTTCTAAAAAGACTAGGCGATTTACTGAAGGCAGAAAATATAGAGTATGATAACAAAGTACTTGCTGAACTAATACAAAGACACTATCCAGACTTTAGAAGAACGATAAACGAGTTACAACGTTATTCTGTACGAGGTAAGATAGATAGTGGTATACTTGTATCTTTATCAGAAATAAACAATAAACAATTGATTTCATTTCTAAAAGAGAAAAAGTTTAGTGATATGAGAAAATGGGTTGTTCAAAACCTTGATAAAGATCCATCATCTTTGTTTTCAAGTATCTATGAAATACTATACAAACATCTACAACCACAATCTATTCCTGTTGCCGTTCTAACAATTGCTGATTACCAATATAAATCAGCCTTTGTGGCTGACCATGAGATAAATATGGTTGCGTGCCTGACACAGATCATGGCAGAATGTAAATTTAAATGAGGAGAGAAATGGCAAGAAGAACTTTTTGGCGAAAACTTATAGTTAGAGCACGAATGTTTTGGGCTGACATTAGAGGTCATCACGGAATGCGTTGGGATTACGAACCTGCTGACCACTATATGAGAGGCAACAAAAACAAACGTAAGTAATATATGATTGAATATAAACTATCTGATTACCTTAATGCCATTAACTGGTCAAAGGTCAATCTACTTGACGGAGATGACCTTACATGGGAAAAGAAGTACCCACCCTATGTTATCAATCGTTGTTTATCGCAACACGTTGACGCTATAATGATGGCAAATGAGATGAACTTTCATCACAGCCTCAGCAAGCGTTTACAATTTCACTTTCTACTAAATAGTATTCGTAAGAGAAAAAGGTTTGGTGGTAAGTGGACTACAACTACTAAATCTAAAAATTTAGAGTATGTAAAAGAATATTATGGTTATAGCAATTCAAAAGCAAAGGTAGCCCTTGACATACTGGACAAGAAACAATTGAATCTTATCAAGGAAAAACTTGATAAGGGTGGGAGAAAAAGATGAGTGACGAATTTAATTGGTCACCTGAGCAGATGTTAGAGGTTACACTCAAACAGCCAGATGACTTTCTAAAAATAAGGGAGACTTTGTCCCGAATAGGTGTAGCAAGTAGAAAAGATAAGACATTATTTCAAAGTTGCCACATACTACATAAACAAGGTAAATATTACATAGTACATTTCAAAGAACTTTTTGCTTTAGACGGTAAGAAAGCTACGTTAGTTGAGAATGATGTTCAAAGACGTAACACAATATCAGTTTTATTACAAGACTGGAACTTATTATCAATAGTAAAACCAGAGGCTGCTGAAAACAAAGCACCTTTATCACAAATCAAAATTATTGCTTTCAAAGAAAAGAACGAATGGAATTTGCAAGCAAAATATAACATCGGCAAGAAACAATCAACTGAAGAAAACAAAACTGAATAGGAGTATATTATGATTAGATTGTACAGACTCTCATCTGGAGAGGACGTTATAGGTACGCCAGTAGATAGCGATAGAGCAGATCACGTGGCATTAAAGAAACCTTTTGTACTGATACCAATGCAAGGACAACCTGGCAAACCTATGCAAATAGGATTCCATCCTTACATACCGTACACAAAGGATGAAGTTATACATATTAAAGAGGCAAATATAATTACTGACACTACACCAGACGACAATATGATTGGTGCATATCAACAAAATACAGGTCAGATAGTTACACCTAAAGCAAAACTGATTACGTAATTGACTTTATTGTCTTTTAATGTTATAATAGGATATGAATTTGGCGAGTAGTTTTTATACAAATGTTGTAGAATATAAAGGTAAACTTCTTATTAGAGGTGTCAATAATGGTCAATCTTATTTAAGTCGTATCAATTATAGTCCTAAACTATATCTACCTACAAAAGAAGAATCAAAATACAAAACACTAGACGGTACTAATCTAAAAGAAAAGCGATTTGATTCTATATCAAAGGCAAAACATTTCTATAGTGAGTACAGCACGATACCAGAGTATAAAATCTTTGGTATGAATAGATACCATTATCAATATATCGCTGACGAATACAAAGGCGAGATGAGGTGGAACAAAGACTATATTAAGATATTCACACTTGATATAGAAACCGAGTGTGAAGGCGGCTTTCCCGATCCAGATACTGCAAAAGAAACGATTATCTGTATCACTATAAAAAATCACAGCAACAAACAGATTATTACATGGGGTACAGGTGACTTTATTTCTAAAAAGGCAAACGTAACTTATGTAAAATGTCAAAACGAAAAGCACATGTTGCTTGAGTTTCTAAAATTCTGGTGTAAGAATCATCCTGACATATTGACAGGTTGGAATGTAAAATTTTTTGATCTGCCATATCTTATGAATAGAATGAGATATATTTTTGACAATGATACTATTAATAAAATGTCGCCATGGAATTTTGTCAATGCAGATAGAATACAACTTGGTCAAAAGAATCAACAATACTGGAATATATTAGGTCTATCTGTACTAGATTATTTTGATCTGTATAAAAAGTTTACATATGTCCGACAAGAAAGTTATAAACTAAATTATATTGCCAAGGTAGAACTAGGCGAACAGAAATTAGATAATCCATATGAAACGTTTAAAGATTTCTATACAAAAGATTATCAAAGGTTTGTAGAGTATAATATACAAGACGTAGAACTTGTTGATAGACTCGAAGACAAAATGAAATTGATTGAGTTATGCTTGACTATGGCATACGATTACAAGGTAAACTATACAGATGTTTATTCACAAGTAAGATGTTGGGATACAATCATCTATAATCATTTACTTACAAAAAATATTATCATACCACCTAGAGAAGATCAGATAAAAGACTCACAATACGAAGGTGCATATGTAAAAGATCCACAACTAGGTTTACATAACTGGATTGTTTCGTTTGATTTAAATAGTTTGTATCCGCATTTAATTATGCAGTACAATATATCGCCAGAAATGTTTGTCGGTGTAGAACCTAAAGCAGTAGGCGTAGAAAACTTTTTAGAAGAAAAACTAAATCTCAAATGGGCGAAAGATCGTAACGTTGCGATTGCACCAAACGGCGCAATGTTTAAAAGAGATAAACAAGGTTTCTTACCTGAACTCATGGAGAAGATGTATACCGAACGTGTTGTATATAAAAAGAAAGCGATTGAAGCTAAAAAAGAATTTCAAAAAACAAAAGACCCAATCTATTCAAACGAGATTTCTCGTTGCCATAATATTCAAATGGCAAAAAAGATTTCGCTCAATTCTGCTTACGGGGCGATAGGTAATCAGTATTTCAGATACTTTGATGTAAAACAGGCAGAGGCAATCACACTAGGTGGTCAGTTGTCTATTCGTTGGGTAGAACGTGATGTAAATAGATTTATGAACAAGTTGCTAGGCACAGATAATAAGAACTATGTTGTGGCGTCTGATACAGATTCAATCTATCTAAAACTTGATACACTTGTTGAAAAAGTTTGTAAAGGTAAATCAACAAAACAAATAGTTGAGTTTCTAAACAAAGCAGCCGAAGATAAAATACAAAAAGTTATTGACGATAGTTATCAAAATCTTGCTCATTACGTAAATGCTTATCAACAAAAAATGATTATGAAACGAGAAGCAATTGCTAACAAAGGTATATGGGTTGCTAAAAAAAGATATATGATGAATGTATTTGATGAAGAAGGCGTACAATATGATATACCTAAACTAAAAATTATGGGTGTTGAAGCAGTTAAATCATCTACACCTGAAGTCTGTCGTGGTAAGATTAAGGATGCTATTCGTGTAATTATGAATGATAGCGAAGACGCTCTAATAAAATTTGTCAACGATTTCAAAGAAGTATTTAAGACACTCTCGCCAGAGGAGGTTGCCTTTCCTAGAAGTTGTAATAACGTCAACCGATATGTTGATAGTAATTCAATCTATAAGAAAGGCACACCTATTCATGTAAAAGGCGCCCTAATATACAATCATAACATAAACAAACATAGATTATCTGCTAAATATCCTATTATAAAAGATGGTGATAAGATAAAATTTTTGATGTTGAAACAACCAAACACGGTTAAAGATACCGTTATATCTTTCTCTACAAAGATACCATATGAATTTGATTTACACAAATATGTAGATTACGATACACAATTTGAAAAAACATTTACTGATCCTCTAAAGTTTATACTTGACTCGATAGGGTGGAAGTTAGAACGTGAGGCAACGCTAGAGGCGTTCTTCGGATGATAGATGTACTACTAATATTATACCTGACCGTATTCATTGCCTTCACAGCAGGGCAACGTATCGCAATGACTAACGTAAAGACAACACATTTTTTGATTATAAGTTTATTATTATGGACATTTCTAAAAAGTACAATGTAATATATGCTGACCCACCGTGGTCATTTAAGACATATTCTGA